TGCAAGCACTAGCACGTCAACACGAACAGAGGATCGACATGAAGCGAGATGAATTGATCGAAGCACTGGAATCAGATGCGATAAAAATCGATGAAGAGATTTCAAGCACGAACACGCCCGAGCCGGGAAATAGCGAAGCGATACGGATTGCTGTGGCAAAAATAAAAGAGAAGAGAACAAAGAACGGAAAGGTCTATGGAGTGAAAGACAAAGAGGGAAATCCTCATAAACGGCTAACAGCGTCCATGCAACTGTTTGTCAATCATCTGCTAGCAGGCGATACCAAGTTGATGGCGTATAGAAAAGCCTACAACGTCAAGACAGAGAACGATGCGAGTGTGATTGGCAATGCGAACAAGTTGATGAGGGATGAACGGATCATTGCACTATTGGGGTCTTTGTCAGAGGTTGTGCAAGAAAAGGTGATCGAGGATTCAGTGCGAACTCGCCGTCATGTCATGGAGCAATTGTTTAAACACGCTGAGAACTCCAAGACCGAATCAATCAAACTCAAGGCACTGGAGTTGATGGGACGTGCAGTCGGTATGTTCACTGACAAAGTAGAGACCAAAGTCGAAGAGATCAACACTGAGAAACTGAAAGCAGAACTCAAGTCGCATCTCACACTGCTAGAGAACGTAGCACCGATAAAGAAACGCAGTGCCTAGGTTAGGCACCGTACAACATTGTTTGGTGATTGACTGATGACGAGATGCATTCGTTGTTAGTCAATCGCTGAATCCATTTCCAAATCGCAACGTCGCAACGTAACGCCATCCGTGACCCCCACCCACCGGGCACCCCCCTGCCAGCGCTTGACCGCCCCCGCCCACCTATACACTGTAATCCTCTCATCCCACCACCCCTCCCTATTGTTTCTTTATTAGGGACAGATCACTGTTCTTGCCTAGGAATCGACCCCCTAACTTTTTCCATTGTCCCACCCCCGGGGGGTATATTTTTTGTTTAAACGTTTGACAGGAACATAAGTTCGTGTTTAAACTTGCTTGCCGTGAAACATTCCGTGAAACAAAAATGAACCTAGGACAGTACATATCGGACTTGATCCGAATAGCAAACGAGGCACAGAAGGTGTCAGCAAGCACTAACGATCCACAGAAGATTTATCACTTGGCACTAGAAGCCAAGGAGACTGCTAGATTCATTCAGGCATGGGCATCTAGAGAGATGGCTGGAAGAGAACAACAATGAGAAGTCCCGCAGGGACGTATCATCGAAGGAACTGAGATGACCGAGAGACAGAAGTTAGTTCTAGAGTTTATTAAGACCTATTGGGATATGAAGGGTCATGCCCCGTCCATGCAGGATATCGCTACCGGACTGAATATGAAGAGCCGGTCAAACATCCATAGGATCATCCATGACCTAAGGAAGAACGGGTACCTAAGGTTAAAGCCAACACAAGCACGAACATTGAAGGTTATGGATCGTTCGGTACAGGAGGCTGTTAGCCTGTGATACTGACCCGGGACGAGATTAAGAAGTATCTGACCCTGTTAGATACCTTGCCTGAGGGTTCTCCTGAGATTGAGAAGATTAATACCCTGCTTCAGGTGGATAAGCGGGAGAGGTGTAAGTTGAATTTCCTGCCGTTCGTGCGGCAGATGTGGACTGCGTTTATACCCGGTAAGCATCACACCATCATGGCTGAAGCCTTCGAGCGGGTGGCTAGGGGAGAACTTAAGAGACTAATCATCAATATGCCGCCCCGGCACACCAAGTCTGAGTTTGCTTCCTATCTGTTCCCATCATGGTTCCTAGGTCTGTACCCAGAAAAGAAGATTATCCAGACAGCACACACCGCCGAACTTGCGGTGGGTTTTGGTCGTAAGGTCAGAAACCTAGTCAACACCCCGGAGTATCAAGAGATATTTCCAACCAAGTTGTCTGCCGACTCCAAAGCCGCCGGACGTTGGAACACCCATAAAGGAGGCGACTACTTCGCTATCGGTGTTGGCGGTGCGGTTACTGGTAAGGGTGCCGATGTCCTGATTATTGATGACCCCCATTCAGAGCAAGAAGCCATGCAGGGCAACCCTCAGGTCTATGAAAGAGTCTTTGAGTGGTACAACTCAGGCCCCCGCCAGCGTCTCCAGCCGGGGGGAAGTATTGTCATTGTGATGACCCGGTGGTCTAAGAAGGACTTAACTGGTCAGATTTTGAGCACCGCCGCCAAGAAGGAACTGGATGAATGGGAAGTCATAGAACTCCCGGCACTCCTGCCTTCCAGTAAGCCCCTGTGGCCTGAGTTTTGGAAACAAGAGGAACTAGAAGCCATCAAGGCTGAACTTCCAGTGGGGAAGTGGGAAGCCCAGTACCAGCAAAACCCGACCTCGGAAGAAGGCGCAATCATCAAGCGGGATATGTGGAGAATCTGGGAAGGTAACCCCCCTCAGGTGGATTACATCATTCAGTCTTGGGATACCGCCTTTGAGAAAAACAACCGGTCTGACTACTCCGCCTGCACCACTTGGGGAGTCTTTTACCGAGAGGTAGATGGGATCGAAGTCGCCAATATCGTGGTCTTAGATGCCTACAAAGAAAGGCTTGAGTTCCCAGAACTTAAAAGGCAAGCCTACGATATGTGGAAGGAATGGAACCCTGACACCCTGATTGTTGAGAAAAAAGCAGCAGGGGCACCTTTGATTTATGAATTAAGAAGGATGGGAATTCCGATTGCGGAGTACACACCAAGCAAAGGCTCGGATAAGATAGCCCGTGTAAACGCTATATCAGATTTATTTGCGTCCGGGATGGTATGGAGACCGGAAAAGAAATGGGCTGATGAATTAGTTGAGGAGATGGCTTCCTTTCCCAACGGAGATCATGACGACCTAGTAGATAGTACAAGTCAGGCTCTGTTGAGGTTTCGTCAGGGTGGATTTATTCAATTGTCTTCAGATGAGGAAGACAAGATGTTTGTGCCCCGAAAAGCGGCATATTACTAAAGGGATTTGATAATGGAAAAGTCACTGTACCAAATGCCGGTGGGGATCTCTCAGTTCGCACCCGAGCAAGAGGGGGTTGAGATTGAGATCGATATTGAAAAAGAAGAGGGTGAAGAGCCTGTCGTTGAGATAGAAGTTAGAGAGACCGGGTTTGACGCAAACCTCGCAGAAGACATGAGCGAGGGAGACCTTCAGGCCATATCGGAAGAAATCCTAGATTTAATCAAGACGGACATCAATTCTCGCAAGGAATGGGAAAGAACCTACAAAGAAGGCATAGACCTACTCGGTTTAAACATCGAGGAAAGGACTGAGCCTTGGGACGGTGCCTGTGGTGTCTATCACCCGATCCTTTCAGAATCAGTAGTTAAGTTCCAAGCAGAGACTATTCTTGAGACCTTCCCAGCCTCCGGGCCGGTTAAGACCAAGATCATCGGGAAAATCACCCGGGAAAAGGAAGAATCAGCCGCCCGGGTTCAGGATGACATGAACTATGAACTCACCGAAAAGATGGTTGAGTACAGAAGTGAGCATGAAAGACTGCTTTGGAACCTGCCAATCTCGGGTTCGGCATTCAAGAAGGTCTATTTTGACCCCACTATGGGTCGCCAAGTAGCAATATTTATACCAGCAGAAGATGTAATCGTGCCTTATGGGGCGTCGGATCTCTTCTCAACACCCCGAATCACGCACCGTATGCGTAAAAACCCTAACCAACTGAAGAAACTTCAGGTTGCTGGGTTCTATCGGGACGTTGAATTACCGGCACCAGACAGAAATGTCACCGAAATTGAGCAAAAAAAGAACGAAGAAATTGGTGTAAACGTCATCGATGATGACCGCTACCTGATTTATGAGGTTCATTTGGACTACGATCTGCCCGGATATGAAGACCCGGACGAGATTGCGCTACCTTATGTAATAACAATGGACTCTTCGGGCGAGATTTTGGCGATCCGAAGGAACTATCTGGAGGATGACCCCCTGCGTGAGAAGCGGATGCACTTCACGCACTATGTCTACATCCCCGGATTTGGGTTCTATGGCTTTGGACTTATCCACTTGGTCGGCGGCTTTGCAAAAAGTGCGACATCTATCCTTCGACAACTCGTTGACGCAGGTACTCTTTCAAACCTACCCGGAGGGTTTAAGTCCAAAGACCTACGTGTAAAGGGAGACGACACCCCTATCGCCCCGGGCGAGTGGCGAGATGTCGATGTGACGGGTATGACAATCAAGGATTCGATTGTCCCCCTCCCCTATAAGGAGCCTAGCCGTACCCTGTACGAGTTATTGAACACAATCGTGACCGAAGGGCGCAAGTTTGCGTCTGTCGCAGACCTAAAGGTTGGGGATATGTCCAACCAAGCCCCGGTTGGCACGACTCTTGCAATCCTTGAGCGGACTTTGAAGGTCATGAGCGCTGTTCAGGCTCGGGTTCACTCAGCAATGAAGCAAGAGTTTAAACTCATCGCAGGTATTGTTCGTGACTACACCCCGGAAGTCTATGATTACGAGGTAGAAAACGCCCCCCAACGGGCAAAGCAGTCGGACTACGACACGGTAGAGATCATTCCAGTGTCCGATCCGAACGCCTCGACGATGGCACAAAGGGTTGTTCAGTACCAAGCCGCCCTGCAACTGGCCTCCTCGGCACCGAATATCTACGATCTACCCCAACTCCACCGGCAAATGCTGGAAGTCTTGGGAATTAAGAACGTTCAGAAGATCGTTCCGCTTGAGGAAGACCAAAAACCTGAAGATCCAATCTCAGAAAACATGGCTGTAATGACCGGAAAGCCAGTAAAAGCCTTCCTTTATCAGGATCACGAGGCACATATTAGGGTTCATACCAATGCCGCCCAAGATCCCAAGATTCAGAAGATTATTGGTCAAAGCCCCAATGCTGGCGCAATACAGGGAGCATTAATGGCCCACATTGCCGAGCACGTTGCCTTCCAATACCGGGTTGAGATCGAAAAAATGCTGGGTGTACCGCTCCCTCCAGAGGACGAGCACCTCCCAGAGGACATCGAGGTCGAACTCTCCCGTGCAGTTGCGGCGGCAAGCGACAAACTTCTCCAAAAGGATCAGGCAGAAGCCCAAGCCCAGCAAACCCAAGCACTCCAACAAGATCCGGTTGTGCAGATGCAACAAAGAGAACTCGCTATCAAAGAAGCCGATGCCCAGAGAAAGGCGATCAAGGATCAGGTCGATGCAACTCTCAAAGAAAGAGACATCATGCTTCGGGACGAGCGGGAGCGTATGCGGATTGAGTCTCAAGAACAGATTGCCGGTGCCCAAATTGGCGCTAAGGCGGCAGAGGCTTCCATCCGAGAGGAAATTGAAGGAGCAAAAATAGGAGAAAGAATTGGGGCTAAGAGAATATCTGGTCAGTGAGATTAAGAAAGAACAAGAGGCGTTGAAGGAGCGATTGGCCTTCAACCCTGTTGAGGACTTCCTTACCTACAAGGAGACGGTGGGGGAGATACGTGGACTACAAAGAGTCGTAAGACTGATAGAGGATTTGCCAGATGAGTGATGCGTTTAAACTGCCTGAACCAAAGGGCTACAAAATCCTGATTGCCATTCCTAAAAGGGATGAGACTTTCAAGGGAACTCAGATTGTCCTGCCAGAGGACTCAAGAAGGAAGGAGGAAACGGCTTCCATCGTAGGTTTGGTAGTAAAGATGGGGTCGCTTGCCTTTAGAGATGAAGAAAAATTCCCGGACGGGCCTTGGTGCCAAGAGGGGGACTTCATCATGATGAGGGCGTATTCCGGTACTCGTTTCAAGGTCTCAACCCCCGAGGGAGAGCAAGAGTTCCGCCTAATCAATGACGACACAGTTGAAGCCGTCGTTGCCGATCCACGGGTAGTTACCCGCATTTAAGGAGTAAGAAATGGCTGAAGAACAGCAGATGGAAATAGAAGTAGAGGCACCAGAGATTGAGATTATTGATGACACCCCAGCAGAAGACCGAGGGAAAACCCCTAAAGGTGAGGTCGATGTCTCCGATGACGAGATTTCCCAGTATTCGGAAAACGTCCAAAAAAGGATTAAGGATCTGCGCCGTGCTTACCACGACGAGCGTCGGATCAAGGATCAGGCTTTGCGGGAACAGCAAGAGGCTATCGCCTACGCAAAGTCCATAGCCCAAAAGAATCAAGAGTTACAAGAACGGCTTGCCCGTGGCGAGAAGTATCTGGTGGAGACCAGCAAGGCCAAAAACGAAGCCATGCTCTCCCAAGCCGAGCGGGAATACAAAGAAGCCTACGAGGCAGGGGACTCAGAGAAGTTGGTCGCCGCCCAAAGGAAACTATCTGAAATCGTTGTAGAAAAGCGGGAAGTAGAAAATTATCGTCCAGCCCCTTTACAACAGGAAAGATATGAGGTAGAACAGCAAATACCGAGGGTTGTCCCTGATGATCGCACCCGTCAGTGGGTTTCTCAAAACGAATGGTTTGAGAGCGACCCGGTAATGAGAGGTGCTGCCTTTGGTATCCATGACGAACTCGTCAAGTCAGGATACGTCGCAGGATCTGACGCATACTTCGAGCAAGTAGATGCTCGCATTCGGGAAAATTTCCCGCATAAATTCAGGGTAAATAAACCTGCCTCCAACGTTGTTGCTCCTGCCTCTAGAAGCGCATCGGGATCTAAAAAGATCACCCTGACCAAGACTCAAGTCGCAATTGCAAAGCGTCTTGGGGTTCCTCTAGAGAAATATGCCGAACAGGTTGCAAAGGAGATAAACAATGTCTGATCGTACACCCCGTGATTTAGAGACACGCTCGAACACAGAAAGAAAGAAAACTTGGTCTCCGCCGTCGTTGCTTCCAAATCCAAACAAGGAAGATGGAATGTCTTATCGATGGGTCAGGAAATCGGTTTTGGGTCAAATTGATGACCGAAATATGGTTTCAAAACAAGACGAGGGATGGGTTCCAATTAAACGGGAAGATCACCCTGAACTCCAGCACTCGGGTAAAACCAGCGGTCTTGTTGAAATGGGCGGATTGGTGCTCTCCAAAATGCCGTCTGACATGGTTGGGCAACGGAATGATTATTTCCGTAAGAAAACCGATGATCAGACTGCGGCTGTTGATGCCAACCTGATGAGAGAAAATGATCCTCGGATGCCCCTGTTTAGTGAGCGCAAATCGACCACTACCAGAGGTAAAAGAGATTAACTTAGGAGTTTAGTATGGCTTATCCTACTGTAGATAAACCGTATGGACTAAAACCTGTCAATTTAATTGGCGGTCAGGTCTTTGCGGGGTCAACTCGCCTAATGCAAATTGCAACGTCGGCTAACGTCGGCTATGCAACAAGCATTTTTTATGGCGATTTAGTAAAGCGTGTGGCTGATGGCACGATTGAAAAGGACACAGGAACCACCACGGCAACACCATGTGGCGTATTTCTGGGATGTACCTTTACCAATGCTGCTACCGGTCAAGTTCAGACTCAACAGTTCTACCCTGCAAGTCAGGCAGTAGCGGCTGGCACCAAGATTTTTGCCTATGTCGCTGATGATCCTGACACATTGTTTCAGGTGGTTTCTTGTTCTACTGGCACTACTGTTGCCGCAATGGGCATTTCTGCCATTGGTAACAACATTGCATTAATTCAAAACGCTGGGTCTTCCACTACTGGTAACTCTGCTGTGGCGATTGATGAAGGAACTCAAAACACCACAAGTACTCTGCCCATCCGTATTATTGATGTGGTCAGGGAGACAGCAACCGGCGCTGACGCATTCGTCGAGTTTATCGTTAAGATAAATATCGGGACGCATCAGTACACCAACTCAACTGGCGTATAAGGAGCGACTAAATGGCTATTTCTCGTGCCCAACTACTGAAAGAGTTGCTCCCGGGCTTAAACGCTTTGTTTGGCTTGGAGTACAACAAGTACGGTGAAGAACACAAAGAGATCTTTGAAACTGAGACCTCTGAGCGTTCTTTTGAAGAAGAAACAAAACTGTCGGGCTTTTCTGCTGCGCCGGTCAAAAACGAAGGCTCTGCCATCGCTTATGACAACGCACAGGAAGCGTTTTCTGCTCGATACAACCACGAAACCATTGCATTAGGGTTTTCCCTGACTGAAGAGGCAATTGAGGATAACCTCTATGACTCACTCAGCGCTCGGTACACCAAGGCTCTGGCTCGTGCTATGGCTTACACCAAGCAAGTCAAGGCTGCAAACGTTTTGAACAACGGCTTCAACTCTGCCTTCCCGGGTGGTGATGGTGTCGAACTGTTCTCAACTGCACACCCCTTGGTTTCTGGTGGTACGAACTCCAACGAGCCTTCCACCCCTGCTGACCTGAATGAGACCTCCCTTGAGGCGGCTGTTATTCAGATCGCTGGTTGGACGGACGAGCGTGGCCTGCTGATTGCCGCAAAGCCACGTAAGTTGATTGTTCCTCCCAGCCTGATGTTCGTTGCAACCCGCCTCTTGGAGACTGAACTCCGGGTCGCTACGGCTGACAACGACATCAACGCTCTGAAGAACAACGGTTCGATCCCAGAGGGTTACACAGTTAACCACTATCTGACGGATACCGATGCTTGGTTCTTGTGCACTGACGTACCTAACGGTCTGAAGCACTTCGTTCGTATGCCGATGGCAACATCGATGGACGGCGACTTCGACACGGGTAACGTCCGTTACAAGGCTCGTGAGCGTTATTCGTTTGGCTTCTCAGATCCATTAGGAGTTTTTGGATCGCCCGGAGCGTAATGTTGTAAAAAGAGGGGGGTTGCAAAACCCCCCTTTTGTTGTATTCTTCAGGTACTAGGATTTTCGCTCACGCAGACTGACCTAGCAGACTTAGTAGAGACGGCGTGGGTTTTGTGCTACTACACAAGGAGTTTTAAATGGCTACGACCACCTTTTCCGGCCCAGTAGTATCTGACAATGGTTTTGTTGGAGCGCTTACTGGGAATGTAACCGGCAACGTAACCGGCAATATCGCTGGTTCAGGAACAATCACACACGCTACTACCGCTGCAATTAATGCAACGGCTACAGCAACAGCGGCTGAAGTCGCTACTGGCTACATCACCTCTACCTCTGCCGCAGCAACTACAATTACTCTGCCTACAGGAACACTGTTAGGCGCAGCGCTTGGTGCAACGCAAGGCACGGTGTTTGATCTGTATATTGATAACACAGCAGGTGCAAATACGGTAACTATTGCTGTTGCTACAAACGGTGTCTTATCAACTGCGGCAGTAGACAGTTCGGCTTCTTTTGGTGACTTAACAGTTGCGTCAGGCGCAACGGGTCTTGCCAGATTTACGCTTATGTTCTCTAGCGCAACCGCATACGCCTTTACACGTACTGCTTAATAGGAGGCTGACATGGCTTCCATGCAATATGATGTACTAGCGACTAAACCGTTAACGTCTACAGGTGACTTTAAAGACCAGAACAACAACGACATTAATCGTTCTCGTATTAAGACGATCTATGCTGTTTGCGGCGCCAGCGCTGGTTCTGTAGTTGTTCGTGAGGGTGGTTCAGGCGGCGATATTGTTATTACCGTTAATACACCAGCCCTTGCGGATACTGGATATGTAATGATCCCAATGCCGGGTGAGGGCATTTTGATTAAAACCGGAACCCTGCACGGAACCATCACTAACACCGCTTCTGTAGTATTGATCTACGGGTGATGTATGGCAAAGGGCATGGGAATCAAAACCTCGGTAAAGTCGGGTAACTTTCGTCCGACCAAGCAGGGCGCAGGGATGACCGCCAAAGGTGTGGCGGCGTATCGTCGTGCTAATCCCGGCTCTAAACTTAAGACCGCTGTTACGGAAGATAAGCCTACCGGCGATAGAGCCAAGCGTAGGAAGTCATACTGTGCCCGTTCGTTGGGGCAGATGAAGAAGTTTCCCGAAGCGGCAAAAGACCCAAATAGTCGGATAAGACAAGCCCGTAAAAGGTGGAAATGCTAATGGAAATGATGCTTTGGAATACGTTGTTGACAGCGCTGATAGGTGTTTTGGCCTATATCGGGCATGAGAAGATATCTGAGTTACAGCGTTTAAACATTTTGATTAACCGAACCAGAGAAGAGGTGGCCCGTGATAACGTCACTCAAGCAGAAATGGACAAGTTTGTGGAGCACATTGACCAGCGCTTTAACAAACTTGAAGCAAAAATTGATCTCCTTATGCAAAAGGGGTAAGTGATGGGGAAAAGTACTCAACGTGATTCGCTCATGGATCGCCACGAAGAGGCGGCACAAAAAGCGGCTAAAGGTGAAATAACTAGCGATTATTTGCGTCTGCAATCTTATGCCCCATCATATCAAGGCAAAAGAGACACATATGAAAATACTTTGAAAGCCTTACAAGAAGCAGATACTGATTTAATGCGTGAAGAAAAAAAATCTTCTCGTGCTAAAGGTATGAAATCAGGCGGTTCTGTATCTTCAGCCTCTAAACGGGCCGATGGGATTGCTGTTAAAGGCAAAACTCGTGGAAAGATGGTGTAAATCATGAAATCAGAGCGCACAAAGATGATCGAGGAGTCTAAGGTAGATCCCGATGAGGATTTTATGACTCGTGGCATCCGTGGTGCTATGCGTGGTGCAGCACTGGCTGGAAGCCGGGTTGGTGATTTTTTAGGTCAAGGCGCAGAAGATTTAAGAAGGGGTGTTGACACTACCGTTGATGACATCAATATGCTTTTTGGTACACCCCGTGGAAAGATGAAAGAAGAGTACCTACAAAAGAAATATGACCGTCCGGGTTATAACTATGACCAAAGACAGAAATCTGCCGCAGAGGCAGAACTACGTCGTGAGTCTCGTGGGATGAAAAAGGGTGGAAAAGTCAAAGTATCGTCTGCTTCTAAGCGGGCTGATGGGATTGCTTCTCGTGGCAAAACCCGTGGAAGGATGGTCTAGCATGAGCGCAAGTCAAATCCTTGGGATATTAGGCACGATTGCGGCTTCCAAATTACAGCGTCCTCCCAAAGAGGAAAAGCCAAAGGAAGAGCCAAAAGAGGAAAAACCGGAAGTCAAGACTGAAAGCAAGAGATCTGGTGGCTATGTGAAATCCGCCGATGGTTGTGTGATTCGGGGTAAAACGAAAGGCCGGATCGTTTAATGTATTTGACAAGCAACATTCCGTATTTCAAATGTTGGGTTAGAAAAGAGTTTACAAATGGGCATCAGGGGTATCACGGGGAGTATGTACACGCACTAGCAGTAGCAGTAACAACCATCCCCGATAGGTGCCTTAGTTTTCAAGTCATATTTACTGGGTGTGAAGCAGATGATGGCAGTCAATCAAATGTACATGGCGGTGCGATGTGGGCAAGGATGCCGATTACCGCTTTGGTTGGAGACATACCGCTTGAGCAATGGCCTGAGCGTATGCAAACTCATCTGGCACAACCTTGGGACTGTAGTTCGTATAACCACGGGATCGTTAAGATTGATCGGGCGCAACCCTCTCCGTGGCTTTGTAAGATCAATAATGAGTTTCACACCGGTCGGTATCTGTTCACGGTTGACTATGCTGAGAGCGAGGTTTCAGAAGACCCGTCCCAGCACAAGCAAAGCCATGTGCTTATACTGACTGATGCGGGTAAATGGACAGGAAATATAGTGGCATTACCGAATAATCGAGTGCGAGTTACCAGCCCAGCGTATTGGGTTACTGGGCAAGGAGCGCCTGATTTTAAACCCAGCCAATGGATTCATTGTGCAGAGCAGGATGATTCGTACATGAACCCAGAGGTAACTTTTAATAACCTGTATAAGGAGTCTAAGAAATGATGAAGTCCAAGATGATGGCTGGTGGCGGGATGATGAAAAAGATGGCCTCTGGCGGTATGCCGATGGTTATGAAGGACGGCAAAAAGATTCCCGCATTTGCGGCTGACGGCGAAGGTAAGATGGCTAAAGGTGGGATGGCTAAAACAAAAATGGCGGCAGGCGGCGGCATGATGAAAAAAGGCTATGCTTCTGGCGGCATGATGTCCAAGATGAAAGCAGGCGGCGGTGTTTCTAGCGCTTCTAAACGAGCCGACGGTGTTGCTGTAAAAGGCAAAACCAAGGGCAAACTGCTTGCTAAGGGCGGCATGACCAAATGAGATCCAGCCGTGGAATGGGGATAATTAACCCCTCTAAGATGCCAAACGCCAAGACGATCAAGCGGAAAGATAAACCGCAGGATGTTGAGATGTTTGCCGGTGGCGGTCTTTATGCCAACATCGCAGCAAAGAAAAGACGTATCGCTTCGGGGTCTGGTGAAAAGATGCGTAGCGTTGGGGAGAAAGGCGCTCCTAAGAAAAGCGACTTTGCCAAGGCTGCAAAAACGGCATCGTTTAAACAGGGTGGAGAGTCTCGTGTAAACGAGGCCGGTAATTACACCAAACCCGGACTACGGAAATCTATATTTGAACGTATTAAGGCTGGCGGTAAGGGTGGCGCTCCGGGTCAATGGAGTGCCCGTAAGGCTCAAATGATGGCTCTTCAATATAAGAAGGCGGGCGGTGGTTACAAAAACTAGTTTTCCTATCTACGATTCCAAAAAAGATGGAAACGTATTTGATTGGTTAATTAGCACAGCCCAAGATTTTAGGAAGATTAGACAAAGAGAACGAAATGCCGAACTTGAAAAAGCCTCAACAAAGTCTGAAGGCATGGACTCAACAAAAGTGGAGAACTAAAAGTGGCAAACCTTCTACGCAAGGATCGCAGGCTACAGGGGAAAGATACCTCCCGTCCAGCGCCATCAAAGCGCTCTCCCCGCAAGAGTACGCCGCAACCACGAAAGCCAAGAGAGCCGGTAAAGCCCAAGGAAAGCAGTTTGTTCCTCAGCCTAAAGGCGTGGCTAAAAAAGTTGCTCCGCATAGGAAAATAGGATGACCACATCCGGCACCACCTCTTTTAACCTAGACCTCAATAACATTGTTGAGGAGGCGTTTGAGCGTTGTGGCTCGGAACTTCGTTCGGGTTACGACCTTAGGACAGCAAGACGCAGTTTAAACTTACTCACTGTTGAGTGGTCTAATCGGGGGGTTAACCTTTGGACTATTGAGAACGGAGAAATCCCTCTTGTAGCCAATCAGATTTCTTACGAACTCCCGATAGACACAATTGATCTTCTTGAGCACGTGACTCGTACAGGAACTGGTGCAAATCAAGCCGATCTAACGATCACCCGTATTAGTGTTTCTACCTATGCCACGATCCCAAATAAGTTGGCAACAGGACGTCCTATTCAGGTTTGGGTAGACCGTCAGTCGGGCGCTACCTACCCTCCCGGCGGAAGACCCGAGGGTACAAATACAACCACTGGGGTTGACCATCCTCAAATCTATGTATGGCCTGCCCCGGATCAGAGCAATTTTTACACGTTCGTGTATTGGCGTATGCGGCGGATTCAAGACTCTGGCAACGGCGTTACTACACAAGACATACCTTTTAGATTTTTAAACTGCATGGTTGCCGGGTTGGCATACTACCTTTCTATAAAGATTGCCCCTGATCGCACCGCTGTTTTGAAGTCTCAATATGATGAACAGTGGGCATTTGCCTCTGAGGAAGATAGGGATAAATCTGCCGTTCGTTTTGTTCCTAGAAGAATGTTTATTGAATAATGGGAAATAAATTTGCTTCTGGAAAAAATGCGATTGCCATGTGTGATCGCTGTGGGTTCCAGTACAAGTTAAAGCAGTTGAAGGGATTGATCATTAAAACCAAGAACGTAAATATCTTGGTTTGCCCTTCTTGTTGGGAACCGGATCAGCCCCAGTTGCAGTTAGGGATGTATCCAGTAGATGATCCGCAGGCTTTAAGGAACCCACGCAATGACACCAGTTATTTGCAGGGTGGTTTAACGGGATTACAATTATTGGCTACCAGTACACCAGTTGTTAATAGTGACGGAACCCCTTCTGGTGGTAGTAGGCAGATTCAGTGGGGCTGGAATCCCGTGGGTCTTGGAAATTCTTTAGATTTACCCATCCCTAATAATTTAATTGGGGCGGGTCAGACAGGCGCAGTGACAGTAACAATTACTTAAGGAGCACATATGAAACATTCAGATATATCAAAAGACAAGCCGATGATGGAAAAGGTTGCTAAGAAAGCCGTCAAAGGCCATGAGGTCAAAATGCACGGCGTTAAGAAAATGGCTAAGGGCGGCAAGACTAATTTAGACATGAAGAAATATGGTCGTGGCATGGCTAAAGTTATGAACCAGCGTAGCGCTGGAAGGGGTCGATAATGCTTAATCAACCTAAACCCGTGCCGGTTCCCAATACTGGGGGATACCCTAATAACGTGCCCAATACGCAAACCCAGAAAACTCGTGGTACTGGGGCAGCGACTAAGGGCACGGGCCACAGCAAAAAAATGGGTTAAGTTGTGAACTACTCGACGCTGTTTCAGACCATACAAGCCTACGCTGAGAATAACTTCCCAGATACGGTGGTCGCAACTACCACTGCTACGACGACATCTTTTCTCACAAAAGATCAGGTGGACACGTTTATTCGTCAGGCCGAGCAGAGGATATATAACAGCGTCAACCTCCCGGTAATGCGGGAGAACGTAACTGGTACTTGTACAACGGGTAATAGGTTCTTAGCCACGCCCACAGATTGGCTTTCCACGTTTTCATTGGCTCGAATCAATGCTAACGGGAGTTACGATTACCTGCTAAATAAAGACGTTGAGTTTATTCGGGAGTCTTTCCCCATTTCTGCTACTACAGGCGCTCCCACTCATTACGCTATTTTTGATGAGAATACGTTCATTTTAGGGCCGACTCCAGACGCAGATTACACTATGGAGTTGCTTTATTACGCCTATCCGGCATCTATTGTTACGTCGGGTACAACTTGGCTTGGGACTAACTTTGATTCTGTTCTTCTTTATGGTTCATTGTTAGAGGCATATGCGTTTATGAAGGGTGAGAAAGATGTCAATGACAACTATGTAGCCCGGTATAATGAAGCACTTGCCATGTTGAAACAACTTGGCGAAGGCAAAGACCGTCAAGATACATACCGTACAACTCAAGCAAGGGTTCAAGTCCGATGAGCACGATGAGCGAAGTAGCCTTCCTTTTAGGGGGCAGTCAAGTCAAAGTATTAACAACTTCTGGTCGTGGTTTTACACCAGAAGAAGTTGCTGAACGGGCCTTGGATAAGATTATTTCTGTAGGTTCGCAAACGCACCCTGCTATTCGAGATCAGGCAGAAGCGTTTAAAGATCAAATCCGTCAGGTTTTGGTGTTTTACATGAAAGAGGCCATTAAGTCGCACCATACGACGCTGGCTATCAAGTTCAGGAAAGCAGGACATCCTGAGTTTATTAAACTTTTAGATGAATAAAGGAGCCTAACATGGCTATTACGCAAGCAATGACCACCTCGTTTAAAGCAGAACTTCTGCTTGGGGTGCATGATTTCCGTCCAACAGGTCAAACTGGAGCAGATGCGTTTAAACTTGCTTTGTATACATCCTCAGCCTCATTGGATGCTAATACAACTGCTTACACCGCTTCTAACGAAGTTTCGTCTACCAACACCAACTATACGGCTGGTGGTCAGGCTTTAACCAACACGGGTGTAACGGCAACCAACATTAACGCCAACACCGGCACGGGTTTTACTGACTTCTCTGACGAGACGTTTACTAACGCTAACTTTACTGCTCGTGGCGCTCTGATTTATAACAGCACACCTTCAGCAAACAGCAATGCTAATACTACGTTGACCAATGCATCGGTTTGTGTGTTGGACTTTGGTGCTGACAAAACCGCTTCGGACGGTGACTTCACCATCATTTTCCCAACTAACGACGCATCAAACGCAATTATTCGTATTGCTTAATTAACAAACCTCCCCTAAAGGACAGATCATGGCTGGTTGGAGCATAGGGCCTTATGGGGAGGGGGACTTTGGTGTAGGTAATCCAAACGCTTTAGTAAGTGTCACTGGAGTAGTTGGTAGCGCATTACTTGACCCAGTTGGAGTCGCTGCCGGGGCTGAAGTTGAGCCAGCAGGGGTTCAACATACTGTTGATCTTGGACAAGTAACCATAACTACGTCTGCTAATGCATTTCCGGTAGGCGTTGAAGGTACAGGTGAAGTTGGGCAGGTTGACTTCAGTATTGGTGTAAATGTACAACCCACAGGTGTAGAAGGAGTTGGGGAAACCGGGGTTCTTGCAGTTGCCCTAGCAGCAAATGTATATCCAACTGGAGTACAAGGTAATGGTGCGGTAGGCGAAGAAGATGAAGAATTTGCCTATTATGTTACTGGAGTTGAAGGTTTTGGTGACGTTGGTTCTTTAAGAGTAAGTACAGACGTAAATTATATTGGCTGGGGGTCTGGGCCGTGGGGTCGTGGCGCTTGGGGCGCTGATTTCCGTGGGACAAACGTAGACCCTGTAACTGCCACCGGTCAAGTAGGTTCTGTTTCGTTACAAATTGCTGCGAACATATATGCGGTAGGAGTTGAAGGCACTGGCGAAGTTGGGCAGGTTGATGAGAGCCGTAGGGCTAATGTATATCTTACTGGAGTTGAAGCCCATGCTGAACTAGATCCTGTAGGTGTTGCCGCAGGTGCCGAGGTTGAGCCAGCAGGGTTCCAGCACGAAGTAGAACTTGGGCAGGCCGTTGTAACCGCCGCTGCTAATGCCCCTGTTACTGGGGTTGAGGCAACGGGTGAGGTTGGTCAAGCAACTGTAGTTGGTAAAGTGCTTGTTTATCCCATAGGGGTGGTTGGCACTAGCGCTTTAGGACAAGACACAGCCGAAGGTAGTGCGACAGTTCTCGTAACCGGAATTCAAGCCTCTGGGGCAGTTGGACAAGTAACTCAGCGCACTGCTTATTACGTTACTGGGGTTGAAGGCACTGGAGAAGTTGGAACTGAAACCGTAGTTGGTAAGGCAAATGTTTATTTAGTAGGTCTTGAAGGTGTAAGTCAGTTAGGTGAAACTGATGAAAGTGGTGCGGCTAATGTATTGCTAACTGGGGTTGTAGGATCCTCAGCGCTTGGGCAGGTTACTACCAAGACAATTAATTACATACCGGTCACACTTCAACAGGCAACAGGTTCAGTAGGTAATGCTGTAGCAAGTATTCCAAAGATAGTATCTGTAACGGGGGTTCAAGGACAAGGTCGTGTTGGAAAAGTTTTGATCTGGAGTAAAATTAACCCCAATCAGAACCCCAACTGGCAGCAAATTAACGATGTTCAAACACCAAATTGGTTGCCCATAGCGGCTTAATTTAAGGAGTAAACAATGGCAAGTACGTACAGTAATTTAAAAATTCAACTTATGGCTACCGGGGAAAACTCGGGAACATGGGGTAACGTCACTAATGACAATCTCGGAGTGGCAATTGAGCAAGCACTTGTAGAAACAGCAACAGTTACATTTGCAAGCGCTAACGTCACGCTAACCTTAACTAATACTAACGCTGCACAAGATGCTCGTGCATTAAGGCTTAATCTAACAGGAACCACGGGCGGCGCTCGTGATCTTATTGTTCCGGCAATTCAAAAGCCATACATCGTTAATAACGGCACGGCTGACACTATTACAGTTAAAGTAACAGGCCAGACCGGTGTTGCTGTCCCTGCTGGGCGGTCTTATCTGCTCTACAACAACGGCACAGATGTAGTAAATGCAATTGAGGGTATGTCGGTTGTTTCTGGTGGAACCGGACTTGAGACACTTACCGCTGAAAGTGTTGTGATTGGTAACGGCACAAATGCTGTTAAATTTGTTGCCCCCGGCACAGCGGCTAACGTACTTACATCTAACGGCACGGCTTGGGTTTCACAAGCCGCAGCGACAACTACTAATGCAAGCGCACTTACTACTGGTACCACAGCAGTAAACGTAGGTGGTACAGGACAGACCTCGTATACAGATGGACAGTTACTAATTGGTAATAGCACAGGGAATACACTTACTAAAGCGACATTAACTGCCGGTAATGGTATTTCAATTACCAATGGGGCAGGTTCGATTAGTATTGCTGCTTCTGGTGGCGGTGGTATTTCAACAGATATAGATTTATTTAACTCTCCCGGTACTTTTACAACTCCTGCTAACACTACTAAAGTTTTAGCCTATGTAGTTAGTGGTGGTGGCGGAGGTGGCACAGGAAGGGGAGCCGGTAATGGAGGTTCTGGTGGGTCTGGAGTTTTGGGCGCCGCTTTTCTAACTGTTACAGGTAGTACCCCTTATGCAATAACTGTTGGTTCTGCCGGGAACGGCGGGGTAAACCCCGGAAACGCTGGAGCCAACGGCAATGCTGGTGGAGCGTCCTCTTTTGGAAATTTGTTAACCTGTAATGGTGGAGGAGCAGGTCTGCAAGCACCTGCTAATACTTCTGGAGCATCGGGGGCCGCAGGTACTTCACCTTTATCTCAAATAACCGCACAACCTGCTCCCGGTGCTAGTGTTGCTGTCTGGTCTAATTTTGATCAGCCCAATGCTACTGGCGGTGCTGGTTCTCCCGGTAGTGGAGGCGCAGCAATTGATCGGACAAACGGAGTAGGTGGTGGTGCTGGACGAGTTCTTATATTTTATTAATACACAGGACATATCATGAGAAAAGCACTTATAGATTTAGAATCAAAACTTGTTGTTCAGGTAGAAGACGTTGTATTTGACGTAGCACCTAGCAATATGTGGGTAGATTGTCCAGATAATATTGAGAGTTACAGATATACTTATGAAAACAATCAGTTTAATCTAGTTCCTGAACCACCTAGTATTCCTCATACTGCTGAGGAAAATGAAGAACTAGCAAAACAAAAACTGCAAGACTCTGATTGGTCAATTTTACCTGATGTAAATCTTCAGAATAAAACGGAATGGGAAACTTATCGTTCTATCCTTAGAGCAATTGCTACCAATCCTCAATCTGGTAATATGCCTTGGCCTGTAAGACCTCCAAAGATTTGGAGTTAGTATGTGCGAATCTATGACCCAACTTCAGATGCAAGGGTACTCGCATCTTTTTGGTTTTCTTGACAAAAACAATTGTGCGGAGTTAACCGCAGAACTTAAAAGAATTGTTGCTGAGGGAAAGACCACAAAAGATCCGCAGTGCCCTTTGTCTGAAGCCGTTCATGGAGCACCCGTTTTTGATTCCTTATTAGAGCAACTTCTTCCTAAGTTTGAGGCTGCATCAGGTAAGAAACTCTACCCTACTTATGCTTATGCCCGTCTCTATGCTCCCGGCGAAGAATTAAAGATTCATACGGATCGTCCGGCTTGTGAGATTAGCGCTACCTTAACCCTTGGGTTTGAGGGTGATCCTTGGCCTATCTACATGGGTGATGAGGGCGGTGTCAATGCTTCCAAGAT